TAGNCCTCCATCTGGCTGATGTCGTCCAGTTCGTTTTGCAGGCTCTTCTGGGAGAGCTGCATGATCTGGACGCTGCTGGCCTCGTAGTTATAGACCGGCACAGCGATGGCGAACTTCACCTTCTCGGGTGCGGTGCCCTCGCGGTTAAGGCGACGGCTGAACTCCGGTCCCATTTCTTCCTGGATGTCCTCAGGGCTGGGATCGTCGCTGAAGCGGAAAGGCTTGACGCCGCCCTCGGATGATTCGCCCCAGCACTCGAAGAATTCAAGAGGCTGGTCTTCCAGGAGGGCGAAGCGGACGCTGCCGCCGCTCTGGATCTTGGAGGGGTTGAGGTAGCCGCCGCCGGAACCGGCGCTAATGGCTGACTTGTTCTTGGATGAGATAAAGCCCATGGGGTCCTTTGCTGTGGGCGCGTTGCCCGGTGCCTTAACAATGTAGCAGGGCGTGAGGGGTTTGCAACTGCTATAGAATGGAAAAACCCCTGGGAGCCGGAGAAGCACCCAGGGGTATCAAGTAAACATTCCACGTTCACACTGTAGCAAATGGATCTCGTCAGTTTCGTACGGAGCCTGCCCAAGCATTGGGCCACTGCGCCGATTTACGCCAAGGGCGCTGTCATGCCCAAGGGCAAAAAGGCTGAAGGTAAGTCTCCGCTTGGGCGTGCTGCTCACGACAACTTGACGCCTGAGTTCACGGCCCAGCACATCGAAAAGCACCCTCAAGAGTTCAAGGCCGTCGGCGTTTACAGCGGTACTCGTTCAGGCGGTCTCGTCATTTTTGACGTGGACGCAAACCTTGGGGCTATTGAGGAGAAGTGGGGCAAGGATTTAGAGAACGCTCCACGCATTACTTCACCTAAGAAGAACGCGGCGAAGTTTTTGTTTGTCGTCCCTGAAGAGGATCGGCTAACTGTCTCTGACCTAAGCCACGCTGCTGGTGGCCATGAAGGTTGGGAAGTGCTGTGGGGCAGGCAGGGCCTGCTTTTTGGTGCTTACAAAGATGAGGGTGAGTACACCTTTAAGGGCGATGTGAATAACATTCCCGTCGCTCCTGAATGGTTGCTGGAGCGGATGCGCGAGCAGTACAGAAAACTGCATGAACGAACTGATAATCGCAAGCTTCGCGATAGTCGTTACTCCAACCGTTCCAGGGAGGAGAAGATTGAGATTGCGCGGAGCTGCCTGAGTGTTATTGAGCCACGCGGGGCGAACTCTGAGCAGTTCTGGTGGGAGATCGGCGCGATGATCCACAGCGAGCTGCCTAACGAGGATGGGTTGAAGCTGTGGGAAGAATGGAGCCGCCGCGATAACGAGTACGCCGACGATTGGCAGGACGGCCACAACCCATGCGCTGAGCGTTGGGAGAACGGGTTTCGTGGGGGTGGCCTGGGGTTTGGGTCGTTGATTCGTCAAGCCGATCTGGTGGACCCCAACAAGACCCGATTTCAAAGGGACGGTCTTGCACGATTGGTGGAGGAGATCGAATCGACGCCGGTTAAATACAAGGTCGATTACCTAAGCGGGCAAGAGATTATCGACAGAGCGCAGGAGCTAGAAGCAAGCATTGAGAATCCTGCACTCCTTGATCAGGCAAAAACACAGCTGGCTATGGAAGCCGGACGCTCCAGGGAGGGCGCAGCAGCGATTGACCGCTTGCTTGACTCACATCTCACATTTGAACGTAATAAAGAGTTCCGTCCCAGGGCTGTCAACGAGTTGGACGATGCCGCGTTTGATTATTTGATTCCGGGTTTACTGCCAAAACCTTGGTTGTTGTTGATTCATGCCGATGGTGGCACAGGTAAGTCTGCGATGTGTCAAACGCTCTGTAAGCACATTAGCCAAGGGTTGGGGTTCAACGTTCACGGCGGGTTGGTCAACGTGCCTAAAGGCCGATGCCTTTGGCTTAACGGAGATCAAAGCGAGCGCATTGTTCGTAGGCAGTTTGAGTTAATCGGCGCTTCTTCAGGAGTTGATGTGGTCGGCGAGTGGGACATGTCTTGGTATAACCGCTTCAAAAAGATCCAAGGCCCGAAGGAAGCGCCGAACTATGACCTGGTGGTGATTGACAGCCTGGACGGCTGCAACGACTCCAACCCTTATGAGGAGAACCGCAGGGAGTATGCGCTGCCCTTGAAGAAGCTTGCACGGCGCAATGGTGAGGACTTTGGAGCCTGCACCATCATCGTGATTCACCACAACAACAGAAACGGCAGCTTCCGTGGCACCAGCGCCATCAGGGCTGCTGTAGATGAAACCTGGAATATGCAAAAAGTGGGCGTAAAAGAATTAGCCGAAACAAATTTGCAATTTGGTACGCGCATAGTGACTGTTGAAAAATCGCGCGATGACAGGGAGGGCCAACGTATGGCCTTCAGTTTGCTGCCTGATTACACCTACGCCATTGGACCCGTTCCAGACACCGAGAAAACGGTTAAGTCAAATACCCCAAATCAGCACATGCTGGACATGCTTGAGGTAATGAGGAAAACCAAGAAACCTTGGTCTATCAACATGTTTGTTGAGCACGAGCAGCTTGGCGGTGAGCACAAGCGGCGGGCCATTGAATACAACCTGGAAAAGCTTGAAAGCCAGAAGTTGGCTGGGCGGTGCGCCAAAGGCTTTCGTCCTGAAGGGGTTCCTAAGAAAAAAGGAGCGGCTCCTATCTACTGGGTGTACTTAGGTAAGGACGTACCAGGTTTAAACCTACGCGCGCGTGGGGGGACCGATGAAAGCTACCGGAATAAAGAAACCCCTTGCCCTGGAACGGATTTAATCTCCGAACCGCCTTTCGGAGATAAAGATCTTCCGGAAATAAAGGATGGGGCTGCTTTATCTCCGAAACCTTTAATCTCCGAAAACGGCTTTGGGAGTAAAACCCCTTCCCCTGGAACGGATCTTGAATCTCCGGCGAATTCTCACGTACCTAAGGGGGAAACGCCTGATGAGTGGACAATGTGGGACTAAGTTGCTACAGTTCTGAGGCACTTCCGTCTGTGCCTCTTCATGGCTTCAATACGGCAGTCTTTTTCGATAAAACCTGAGACTGCTTTAAAACTCGCTGCCCTGGCTAAAGCCCAACATCGAACTGCATCGCAACAGTTGGATGCGCTTGTTGCTTTTGCGTACGCTGATTTTTACGAATCACTTACCGAAGCACAAAAACTTGAATTTTCCAAACTCACTGAAGGAGGTTCCTTTTGACTACAAAAACACATTCGTTTGCTGAAGACCACGGCAAATACAAGTACCAGCCAAATTTAAATTGGCTAACTTCTGCAGAAAATGTGCCTCTGTGGAGTACAGGTATCCCAGAAATGCTTAAACTCAAAGAACGAGGAGATGATAAGAGGTGTGTAGAATTTTCCGAGTTTTTACATACAACTAAAGGCGCTATACTTATGCATTTGTGGTTTTATACTGCGTATGAATACCAAATGCGCGATGATGTCGAGCGTATCGGGCAAGATAAAGTTACTGCAGAATTAAATGCTAGGGGTAATCAAATTTATGAGAACCCGGAGATAAATGCGTTTATTCACGCTTTGCGAGCAGAAGACAAAGACGAAAACAATGACGACTGGACAGTGGCTCGTGGGGGAGTCCTGGTTAGTGACCAAGTTGGCACTATGTTTGCACGATTATTTAATTATCATCACTGTGTAAGGCAAAATCGTCCTTTACTTTTTAAGTGCAGTCCGCGAACTTTAAGCAAAAAACATGATTGCCCTGTTTGTGGAGCTACTTTTACCTCAAACGGTTTTGTGTGCGAGCCTCCTACTCAAGCTGTAAATCCAGACGACTGGAATTATGACGATAAAGTAGAGGGTGGTTCAGACACACATGAAACTAAGATCTGATTATTTTATCAAAACATGACCGAAAAACAGATTCAGGCCACTGTGAGGACGGCCCACCATTACGGTGGGTCGTTTCTCAGCAAAGTTGCTGAGGCTGCCTTGAACGCTGACCCCCGTAATCGCGACCGGGTTCTGGATGCTTTTCCAGAAATCGTTGCTAAGTACGGACCAGGCAGCGCCTTTTACAACGAATACCTTTGAGCATGAAAAGGATTGAAATCACGGTGGACGACGCTGATGCGGATCGTCTGAAGCAGGAAGCAGAACAGCTGGGCATTTCGCGTTCTGATTTGCTCCGCGAGCGGGTTACGCGCACTCCAGTAAATACAGACAAACTCCTATCGCCGCCTGAGTTTTATAGCTTGGTGGAGCGGGCTCGTCGTAGAGCTGGGCAAGGGATGGACCGGCGGCAGGTTGAAGGCATCGTTGCTTTTGTTTTCAATGATTTGGCTAGCTAGGCGGGTTTTTCTTCTGCTTACCCGCAGGCAGGGTCATACTCCGTTTAGGCGAGTGGCCAGCATGAAACACCGGGTCCAGTTCCAATACTGCAAGGTGGAAGCGCCTGCGGATGTGAACGCTCTTGCCCTGGTGCGTTTCACCAGCTACGACAATCAGGACAAGGCGTTGGCTGTTGAGCAGGTCACGTACCAGGACAACCGCAATGGCCACCAGGATTTCGAGTGTCAGGTGGCCGCTGCCCTGGACTGCGGCATTGATGTGGCTGTGATGACGGCGTATGACTTGGATTATTTTCCGCTTATCGAGAGCCTCGTCAGTTCTTGATGTGCTACATTGAGGTGGTTACACGACACCACCCATGTCTCCTCAAGTCTTTCAAGGGATCGGGCACCTCAGCAAGCTCAACACCGCTACGTCCCTTTGCTTTGACACAGAAACGCTCCAGTTGCAGCCTGAGCGCGGCAGGTTGCGGCTCTTGCAGTTAGGTGCCCGAGACCGCGACACTATTGTTCTGATTGACTGCTTTCAACTTGATAAAGGCGACTGGGCTGATCTCCGCCAGTTCTTCCGCTCTCCAAAGCGATTCTGGCTGGCCCATAACGCTGTCTTCGATCTTGGCTGGCTCCAGGAACACGACATCTATCCGGCTGGGTGGGTCCGTTGCTCCATGCTGGCCAGCCGACTTCTCACCAACGGCCTGCCTAATACGAAGCACGGTCTCGACAGCGTTGTAAAGCGCTACCTCAAAAAAGAGCTGTCCAAAGAACAACAGCGCTCTAATTGGGGTGGCGATCTCAGCGAAGAGCAGCTGGAATACGCGGCCAACGACGTTGCGGCGCTGATGGAGCTTGACCCAATCCTGGAGCACCGCATCAGTCGCGACAGGCTCGGACCAGCCTTCAAGCTGGAGTGCCGCGCACTGCCCGCGATGGCTCAGATGTGGCGCACAGGCTTGCCCTGGAATGCCGAGAATTTGCAGCAGCGCAAGGCCGATTACGAGCACGACATCAAGAGCTTGGCCAAGGATTTCATACTGCAGTTGGATGCGGCATTGCCTGAAGAGCACAAACTGCCGCGTGATGAAGACGGCAGTTTCAACTTAAGGGCAAAGGACCAAGGCAAAGTTCGGGACGGCACCAAAAAGTACGCCGGCTTCAACATCAACAGTCCGAAGCAGCTTGTGGAAAAACTCACCGTGCTACTGGGTAGTGCTCCTTGCGATGCCAATGGAAAGCCAAGCGCATCTAGGCAGGCACTGCGTTCTTACGCGGCTGATCACGAGGTCATCCAGATTTACCTGGAGTGGAAAAGGTGTGAAAAACGCCGCCAGATGATCGAGTCGATTCAGGAAAAGATGGATGACACTGGCTTTGTGCGTGCCAGCTACATGCAGTTGGGGGCGGAGTCAGGGCGCATGTCCTGCATCAAGCCCAATAATCAGCAGATTCCGCGTGACAAGCAATTCCGCAGTTGCGTTGAAGCTCCTGAGGGTTGGGCGCTGGTTGACGCTGACTTTGCTCAGATGGAGCTGCGCCTTGCTGCGGCGGTGGCAAAGGATAAACGGATGATCGCTGCGTTCCAGGCTGGGGAAGATCCGCACACTGTTACGGCGGAGTCCATCAAGTGTGATCGGCAGACCGCTAAATCAGCCAACTTTGGTCTGCTGTACGGGTCTGGTGCCACGGGTCTACGGAACTATGCAGGCGGCATGGGCATCACTATGACGCTAGAACGTGCTGCTGAGGTCAGAAATGAATGGCTAAGTGTGTTCCAGGGAGTAGCGGATTGGCAGCAGAACAATGCAGCTACAGCTGAGCGCACNAAATACGACAAGTGGGCTGAAACACGCATTCCGCTTTCAGGGATGCGGCGTTATTTGCAGGGCGACATGAATAGGCTGACGGTGCGGTGCAACACGCCGATTCAGGGAGCCGGTGCTGCCATCCTCAAATGCGCTTTAGGCAACCTGTGGCCCCTAGTTAAAGCAGCGGGGGAGGACACCGTGCGTATTGCTGCTGCGGTGCATGACGAAATTCTGTTGCTTGTTAGGGAAGATGCTGCTGAGGAGTGGGCGGCGACTCTAAAACAGGTGATGGAAGACGCAGAAGCCAAGTGGCTGGGAGAGATTCCTGCTCTGGCTGAGGTGTCCGTCGGTAAAACCTGGAGCGAGGTTCACTGATGATCAGTGTCTACTGCACAGACGATGGGTGGTTCTGTTCTTGCAGAGGGCAGGTAACGTACCACCAGAATTTGCGTGAGGCGATGGATGCCGCGTACAGGCAGGCAACTGGTAATGGAGCGCTTAAACAAGGCAATCCAAACAGCAACCACGGGTGATCTGCAGCGGGCTGCGATGTTCCTAGAAGGAGCGAGAGAAGTGCGGGCGGGCTGTACGAACCAGCGCGCCCAAGCTCGTCGTGCTCAGTCCAATGCCTGGAAAAAGAAGGTCGATTCTTCTATCACATGGTAATGTGTGTGTAGCACATTAAACGTTATGGCGATTCGGCACGGCAATAAGCAGTATTTTCAAATCCTGCTTGACCCCAATCGAGCAGAGTTGGTCCAGCAAGAGGCTGCCAAAAACAAGCAGCGTGCAACAGCTTGGATAAGAGAAGCTGTGTATTCGGAGTTGAAGCGCATCAGTTCGCCTACCGTTTACAGCGAGGCCGAAGCCCAAGATCTTGCTCGGTGGCGGCAGTCCGTCCGTAAGCAGGTTGAGGGCCGGACCAAACAAACCAACGATTAAATCGTTCCATGCGTTTTGCTCTCAAGGCGACTCAAGCAGAGCCGCTGTTTGTTTCTGCGCTCTATATGGGTTCGGGTGACGTTTATTGGACCAGCAGAGCAGACGATGCTTGCAGCTACAGCAGCCTGGAAGGCGCTAGGGCTGCAGCAAGTTTGTCAGGAAAACAGCTAGAGATTATCCCTGTGCCGTATTGATAGCGTCTAGCTCACCAATGTGGCCCACTGCTTGGCGAAGCAGCTTGGCTTGATGCCAATTAGTGCGTACCAAAGATACGCATAACGTCTTTAGAGCATCTTCGTCGGTGCAGCCCTGCACATCTCGGACGTTACGTTCCAGCTCTAGCTCCTCTTCAAGGCTTTGGTTGACGACCATCCAGTCTGCCCAGCCCATCGGATTGTTGCAGAGTCTTTCTTTCCGAATGGTAAGCACCGTTTTTGTGCATGTCCATGACATCAACTACCCATGGCACCAGCCAGTCATTGACTCGTGAACACTGATCCCAGTTCACAGGCTTGGCACACTGAACAACAACAGTCGTCCAAAACGCACTAATAAACGCCCAGACCCAATAGAACTCACTCATTAACGAGGATGACCCAGCCCGTTCCAGGTCCTTCAGACTGCCAACGTTGATAAAACGCAGCCTGCCTTACACGGACATTACGCCCCAGATGCGGGTTGCTATGGCCTCCCCGTTCCATGTCTGGCTTTCCGCGAGGGTCCTGAAAAATCCACTCGGGATCATTGCTGTTCTTTCCCGCAAAGCCGCTGATCACGCTCCAATGGCCGCAACCGTTGTAGCCACACATTGGTGGTTCACCACGAAGCATGTTGCCTGCATGTAACCAACCAACCAACACTGGTCTGCCAGCTTCAATCTCAAGCTCCACCATGTCAGCATCGCCATCCTTGCGGAACTCAGCTTCTAAACCCAGGCTGCGCAATGCTGCTAACTGAGCTTCTACTGACGTGGTGTCACCGTACTTCGCACGTATTTTGTTGTACTCATCATCCGTACGAACCTTCTTGTAATGCGCAGCAACCATGGCTGCCGCTGAACTAAAGCACTCCCTGATGCCCGTTCCAGTCTCGTTATCGAGCTGTGTGAAGTAGGGCATGTAAATCTGCTGGTCATATCCGCTTTCCTTCCAAGCTTGGAACCAGTCTGCGTCCTCATCCAATAGTTCTTCCGGCACGGACTGTTCAAGCTCCTTAATTGCAGCCAACTGATGGGGCGTACCACGGAAAAACTGGAAGAACGGCAACAGAGCAAAGGCCATGCCCAACAACAGTAGGGTCAGTTGGATAATGCCGGACACTACTTACTTTTCAATCCTTGTGTCAGGCAACAGCATTTCGCGTACATGCTTGACAGCTAAATCGTCTAAATCGTTGTCCGTCCTTGCAACGATCTTCTCCAGCATTGCCACGATCAGCTCTTTGAACGCCCGTGATTTCCAGGCCATCATCAGGATCGGTTTGAGAACTAGAAGCATGGGATTGACTTAGTTACCCTATAACGGTAGCCCTGTTCTGCTATGGCCACCAACTCTGAAGATCAGCACGAAAAGGAAGGCATCTCAATGGCAGATGTCGTCAAGGCTTTGGTCTTGGCTTGGAGTGCCGCGCTTTTGACCGCTTCTTACCTTGGCATCTTCCCGCAGATGAAGATGGACAATACGTTTGTGGCGTCTCTTCTGACTGGAGCCATGGCCTCGTTTGGCATCGAGCGCAAGAGCAATGGAAATGGCAATAAAAAGCCGACTATCGTGGATAACAAGGACACTAAAGCTGGCATCAAATGAAAAGGGCACTTCTGGCGCTAGCCGCCAGCTTGCTTGCCGCTCCAGCGCAGGCAGACATCACTCATAGAATTCAGTCGAGCGTTTCATTGTCGGTTGATGGAGCGGGATCAGTCGCAATCCGGCAGCCAAGTTCATTGGCAATATCTGGCTCTAACGTCACTTTGGATACCGCTAGCAAGTTCACTGCATTTAGTTCCGGAACTGCTCTCGGCTACACTCCTGGCGCTTACAGCATCACCACTGCTGGTGATGCTTTTAGTTACAGCGAAAGCTATACAGAAGGAGACGACGTGCCAACCGTACTCTCAACAACAGTCACCGCCGGAGTAGTCCCAGCACTGCCAGTCTTCGGTAATACAACGACTACATCGGGTGGAGTTGCTGGAACACTAGCTGGCACCATCGCAACCGATGGAGCTATTGCTGTCACCGCTGGTGGCGCTGGTACAACTGCAATCGGTCAAGTCATCCAAGAACTGACGATCAAATGATTCTGTTGCTGCTTTTGCTTGTTGCCGCACCAGCAGCAGCCGTGCCTGTCGTTCCAAACTTTTCGCAAGGCGTTCTTTCCTCCACAACAACGACCAAGACCAAGGTCACAGAAGTCATCAACTCATATGAGTACCGCACTGGCTACGAGTATTCAGTCAGTGGCACAAATATCAAGACTGACACTGCTATCGCTCCAATGGGTCTGACGACAACGTCAAACACCATTCAAGGCATAACCAGTAAATGGACCAGTATTGATGCTGCAACCAAGCCAACTTGGACAATTGTCAATCAAGGCGAAGCCATGCAGTTCGTCGAAACCTTGCAAGGTCCAGGCTTGGTGAACCATACACTCATCAACCGCGACACCGACATCGAATCTATAACTGAGACGACAAGCACGTTTACCCAATGAAGCGAGTCATAGCAACGCTTATGCTGCTTTCCGCTCCAGCGCAAGCACAGGTCTCTAGTACCGCCGCTCCAGTTGCTAACAGCTCTGGGTCGGTTACAAACCAAGCTGTGCAGGTGGTGCCATCACGCACATTCGGGTTCAACTATGCAGGAATATCTTGTCAGGGAGCAACTCTTCACATCAATCCTTTCCTAAGTACAACCACTAGCTGGGCACATCCTTATGAAAGCTATTACCAAGAACCGGTTTACGATCAGCTCGATTTGGTTGGCGCGACAGATCCGGAGGGTAATCCCGTCCCAGATGGCCAGCCCGATAATCCGGGTAATGTCCTTTACTATCGTCCAATCAGGACGGGTCAAAAGACTAATTACTCGATCAACGGCGGAATCACAGCCACAATTTCAGTACCGCTTGACCGTTCCCACGTCA